AACATTTGGCGGCGCACTTTGGCACGGTTTTTGTTATGGTACAGATTTAACAAACGATAACAGACTTTGGCACGGTTTTGTTATGCGTGTGCCACACCTATGCACAAAATAAAATGTTTCACGTGGAACACAACACCAAGAGTTAATAAAAGTTAAAACGAAAATAATTTGTGTTCTTATGCTTGTATGTTAGAAAAAGTTGTATCTTTGCAGTGTTCAATTAAACGATTTGAAAATATGAAAGAGTTACTACAACATTTCAGAGAGCAACCGAAAGAAGCTATTAAAGAAGTTGCAATGTGTGTTATGATTTTCGCCGTATGTGGTGCGATGTTGTTTCTATCTGCAATCTTGCAGGGTTGCACCGTTACAAAGGGTACAACGGTACGGGGCAAGGCAACGATAGTAACAACCGATACAACGGTAGTCAAACACAACGGTACGTTGAAATTTAAGAAGTCTATGTTTAACAATTAAAAGTTTACTACAATGGAAGAAAAAAGAAACGCATTTGACGAGTTTTCGTTTGCCGCTTTGTCGGCTTTGGGTAGCCTTATGGCGTGTAACGAAGTATGCCGCAACCAACGGGCGGTTATGAAAATAAACCGCTTTCGTGCGTGGCTTATGGATTTGAAGCCGCAAGCCAACCCAGAACAGAACTTGCCTTTTGACGGTGAACCGCAAGGACAGACAGCCGAATAACAATTAACACCAAGTTTAACAATTAAAAGAATTACTACAATGAAAAGTTTTGCAAGTAAATTTAACAAGACAACTTTCGGTATTGACACAACCGATTTTCAGTACACCAAGTTAGCCGATATTTTCAACTCTGAAAATGAGGGCGGCAAAGATGTGATACACAAAATCAATGGGCTTTACGTACATAAGTCGCAATTAGGCGACAGCCCCGTAATTATTGATGAGGAAAACAAACGTCTGGTGAACGTGCCAAGCCACACCGCCGAAACGGTGCGTGAAATTCTTGCCGATGATGAGGCAGTACAAACTATCAAAGACGGCAAAGTCGGGTACACGATTTACGAGTACGAGAGCCACGGCAAGAAGTGTTACTCTATTTCGTTCGTGGACTTGTAAGAGTTTGAAAAGTTATGTTTAACTTTGTAGGGGTTGCGATGTTTGTAACCCCTATTTAATATAACACCGTTATGGCGAAGTTAGGTTTCAAGATTAAGTTTACAGAGTCGGTATTTGGAGCAACCCAACGGGCGAAAATCAAAAAAGAGATTTTGCAAGCCGTGGAAAGCAGCCCCGAATATCGAAAAGAAATTGCAAGGGTTTTTCAAATGGCGAACCGCCGTATTCAGAATATAGAGCAAAGCGGTCAACTTTCGCCAGCTGTGCAAGCGTTAAACAAAGGCGATGTAAAAGGCTTTACCAAATTTTCAATGCGTGGCGATTGGAACACCCTAAAAATTGAGTACGGCAAGGCGATTTCGTTTTTACGCCAGCCAACCAGTACGGCGCAAGGTGCAAGGCAGTACGGGCAACACCTGCAACGTATGTACGATTTAACGCCCGATGAGTACAGCCTTATGGCAAGGAACTTGCAGGGCAAGTTAAACAGCGTTTCAGACAGCGACTTTGTAGAGCGTTATTTGATGCGGTACAAGGATTTCACGGGCGAAATGGAGCAAAGCGCAAGCGATATAAGCACCCAAATAGAAAGTGAAGCGCAAAGCATATCACGGGCGATTGATGCGGAAATAGAAAGGCAGGCAAATGAGGCAGCCGACCAAATGGAGGATATGCAAAACGATATAGAGCGTATTTTGAGCAACTTTAATAAGTTTGGGTTATGAAAAAAATACCTTTTGAGTTACAAGAAAGAATAAACAGCCCGACCGAAATAACCGAAATACTGAAAGCCGCCGTAAACGAAAAGAACATTATCGGAAACAGCAAGGGAGAACGGTTTTACAACATACCGTGCGCCTTTGATATTGAAACAACAAGTTTTTACCGTGATACGGACGGACGGGCGTACACATACGAGCAAATGCAGCGTATGCAGGACAGCAACGGGCGCAAGGCGAAATTAGAGAAAACCGCAATAATGTACGTTTGGCAGTTTGGCATAAACGGTTACACGATAATGGGGCGCACGTGGGGCGAATTTGTTACGATGATGCAGACCGTAAGCGAGGTTTTGCAACTGAATGACAAATTACGCCTTATTGTGTATGTGCATAACCTTTCATACGAGTTTCAGTTTTTGCGCAAGTGGTTTGAGTGGAAACGGGTTTTCAGTATTGATTTACGCAAACCGATTTACGCAATAACAACGGGTAACATTGAGTTTAGATGCAGTTACTTGCTTTCGGGTTATTCGCTTGCAAAGTTGGGCGAGCAACTTATGAAATACAAGTGCGCAAAAGCCGTTGGTGATTTGGACTACCAGCAAATAAGGCACAGCGAAACGCCGCTTACTGATGCGGAAATACATTATTGCATAAACGATATTAAAGTCGTGATGTGCTACATACAAGAACGTATCGAGGAAAGCAAGGGGATAACGCACATACCGATAACAAAGACGGGGTTTGTGCGCAAGTATTGCCGTGCGCATTGTTTGCGTGAAAAAAGCGATGCAGGAAAGACCGTACCGAATTGGGATTACGTAAACTTGATGCAGGAACTACAAATTACGGGTATGAATGAATTTAATATGCTGCAACGTGCGTTTGCAGGCGGTTTTACCCACGCCAACGCCGAATATACAGACGAAATAATGTGTGACGTGGATAGTTACGACTTTACAAGCAGTTACCCGTATGTTATGATAGCGGAAAAATACCCGATGTCGCAAGGCGTTGCGATAACGGTTAAGAGTACGGCGCAATTTGAGTTTTTAATATCAAAGTATTGTTGCGTGTTCGATATTGAGTTTACCAACATATTTGCCAGCGAAACGCAAGACAACCCGATAAGCGCAAGCAAATGTTTTGTGAAAGAAAACCCGTGCGAGAATAACGGGCGTATTGTGGCGGCTTCAAAAATAGCACTGACAATTACGGACGTGGACTTTCATATACTCAAAAACTTTTACACGTGGGAAAGTATGCGAGTGGGTGAAATGTATTGTTACAAGAAAGATTATTTGCCGACCCCGTTTGTAAAATCTATCCTGCATTTGTACGAAAGCAAGACGAAATTAAAAGGCGTTGAGGGCAAAGAAGTGGAGTACCTAAACAGCAAGGAAATGTTAAACAGTTGTTACGGTATGAGTGTTACCAACCCTTTGCGTGATGAGTTTACCTATAATGGCGAATGGGATATTAACTCAATGACAGCCGAACAAAAACAAGAACTATTATACAAGTACAACACCAGCAAAAACCGTTTCTTGTTTTACCCGTGGGGCATTTTCGTAACCGCATACGCACGGCGCAACCTTTTCACAGGCATACACGAAGCGAAAGACGATTACATATACAGCGACACCGACAGCATTAAAATAATGAACGGCAAGGCGCATGAAGCATATTTTAAGGCTTATAATATGCAGGTGCAAATGAAATTACGTGCAGCCTGCAAGTACCAAGGTTTGCCGTTTTCGCTTTGCGAGCCGCAAACGATAAAAGGCATAACAAAGACTTTGGGCGTTTGGGATTTCGAGGGTACATATACACGGTTTAAGACGTTGGGAGCTAAACGGTATATGGTGCAAGAGCCGAACGCACTAAAAGCAAACGGACGGGCATACGATTTCAGTCTAACCGTTTCGGGCGTGAACAAAAAAGCCGCTATTCCGTACCTTATTGAAAAGTACGGGGCAAACGGGATATTTGACGCTTTCACTAATTATCTGGATATTCCACCGCAAGCAACGGGCAAAAACATACATACGTACATAGACTACGAGATACAAGGCGAAATAACCGACTACAAAGGCAGCACGGCGCATTACAACGAACGCACGGGCGTACATTTAGAGCCAACGGGTTACAGCCTTTCCCTTTCGGTTATGTACATAAACTATTTGCGAGGTATTAAATTTAAGGACTAAAATAATAAGAGTATGACAACAAGAAAGACAAAGACAGACAAGCCGAAATTTTACGACTTGAAAGCGATTTTAAGCAAGAACGCCGACTATAATGTTATATTTGGCGAACGGTCAAACGGCAAGACTTATGCAGCCTTAAAATATGGTTTGGAAAACTATATCAAGACAGGCAAGCAAATGGCGTATATACGCCGTTGGCGTGAGGATTTACGGGGCAAACGTGCCGAAAGTCTGTTTGCAAATCACGTGGCAAACGGACTTATTGAGGAACTGACAGAGGGCGAATTTAATGAAGTGTTCTATATGTCGAACAAATGGTTTTTGTCGTACTACGATGCAGAGAAAAACAAGCGGACACCCGACCCGACCCCGTTTTGTTACGGGTTTTGCCTTTCAGAGCAGGAACACGAAAAAAGCAGCAGTTACCCGAATGTTACAACGATAGTCTTTGATGAGTTTTTGACACGGCGGTATTATTTGCCCGATGAGTTTATGTTGTTTATGAACTTGTTAAGCACGATAATACGCCAGCGCAACGATGTTAAGGTTTTTATGCTGGGGAACACGGTAAACAAGTTTTGCCCGTACTTTACTGAAATGGGGTTGAAGCAAGTGCCGTTTATGGAGCAGGGAACGATAGATATATACCGCTTTGGCGAACACGGCGCAATAGTGGCGGTTGAGTATTGCAGTAGTACTGTACAACACAAAGCCAGCAACAAATATTTTTGTTTCGATAACCAGAACTTGCAAATGATTACGGGCGGTAAGTGGGAACTTGCAGTATATCCGCATTTGCCGTGCAAGTACAAGCCGCAAGACGTGTTGTTTGTGTACTATATCAAGTTTAACGATGTTGTGTTACAAGGTAACATTATTCAAGTAGGCAACGAATGTTTTACGTACATACACGCCAAGACAACCCTGATAAAAGATGAGGAAAACAGCCTTATTTATTCGCTGGAAATGAACGGCAAACCGAACTACAAACGCAAGTTGTTAAGCACGGCAAGTTATGTTGAACAACAAGTCGCACGGTTTTTCGCAATAGACAAAGTTTTCTACCAAGACAACGAAGTCGGCGAAATAGTACGCAATTATTTAATTACGAGCGCAAAGACAAACATTGTTTCGCTGAAATGAAAATTACGGGCGGTTTGGTGCAAATTTCGTGCCGAACCGACCGTTTTACGAAATAAATAACTACCTTTGCAATAGGAACTAAAAATTTATTGATATGGACGCAAATACTATTATTCAAATCATTTCGAGTTTGGGTTTTCCGATTGTGATGTGTGGCGCATTGTTTTGGTATATGGTGAAACAAAGGCAGGTGCACCAAGAAGAAACGGAACACCTAAAGGACACGATTGTGGAAAACACGAGAGTGTTAGCCGAATTAACAACGCTTATTAAAGTTTTGACAGATGAAAAGGAAAGATAACATTTACAAGTTGTACCAGCAACAAGTAAGGGACAAAGACACCGCCGTAACCGAATTTATGGCGAACACGTTGGCGAAAACTCAAAGTATGTTTGAGTATGAGGGTTTGCCCGACAGCATACCGCAAAAGGAATTGGAGCGGCTTTTGCAGACCACGGGCGACGCCTTTGTTACCAGCGTGGACGGGGTTTTGTATGCGCTTTCGGGCGGCAAAGGCGGCGAACCCGATGTTTACGGACGGGCAACGCTTTACACCGTGGCGAACCCTGCATTAAAGTTAAACAAAACCTACGATATACAGAAAGACGGGGTTTTGATTGAGAATGACAGCAACGGCGAAAGCCTTTTGCCGCTTATCGGGCGTTATGCCGTCTTACATACTGACGGGCTTATTTCGTTGAACACCGCCAGCATTTTAACCCGTATTACAATGCTGCTAAGTGCCAGCGATGACAAGACAAAACAGAGTGCCGAGGAATTTTTGCGCAAGATACAAGACGGCGAATTTTCAATTATCGGGGAAAACGCTTTCTTCAAAGGCGTAAATATGCAGACAGCTCCGACCACAAACAGCGTGTATATTACACAACTTATTGAACTGATACAATACTACAAAGCGAGTATGTACAACGAATTGGGGTTAAACGCAAATTATAATATGAAGCGTGAAAGGCTCAATTTGGGCGAGGTAAGTATGAATGCAGATGTACTTTTGCCGTATGTGGATAATATGCTAAAAGAAAGACAAAATGCAGTTGAGAAAATTAATGCGATGTTTAACACCGAAATTTCGGTTAAACTTGCTTCAAGTTGGGGTTTGGAAAGGGATAATTACAACGCTTTGGCGGCTGATTTGGAAACGGCAAAGGAAAACCCCAATCCGACAGACGAACCCGACCCGACAGAGGAAACAACCGAAACAGACGGAAACGATACCGAAACAGACGGAAACGACACCGAAACAGACGGAAACGACACGGAAACAGAGGAAACAGAGGAAACGAAAGAAACGGAAACGGAAACGGACGGTAACGATACCGAAACAGAGGAAACAGAGGAAACAGAAGAAACAGAAGAAAACAAAGACGATAAGCAATGAAATACAGCGAACTATTTACAAAGGGTAACGGGATATTCGCAACGGTTTTCAAGACCGAATATCCGACAGAGTACGCCGCAATTTTCGGCGATACCGACCCGACCAAGTTAGACGCTTACGCCTTACTGATGTACGGCGGCAAGACCGTTGTAAGCAGCATAACCAGCGACAACGCAAGCGATGTTGTTTCGGCTGTGATTGCGGTAAACGTGCAAGGCTGGGAACGTGAAGCGGCGGCGATGCTTGCCGATTACGATGTACTGACACCCGTAACGGGCCGCATTGAACGGACGGAAACCGTAACTTTGCGGGAAAGCACCGACAACACCGAAACGGGCGCAAACAAGGCGTTTAATGACACCGATTTTTCAGACAGCGACCGAAAGACCGTGGGCGATGAGAGAAACCGCACAGAGGAACGCCAAACAACCGAAACCAGCAAAGGAACGGGCGCAAGCAAATCAATTTCGACCGAAATTGCAAAAGAATTGCAGTTAAGGCGTGATAATTGGAGAAAAAACATTATCTTTGCACTTGTAAGAGAATTAACAACGAGTATTTACGAATAACTAATTTTAATTTTTAGCAATATGAACGTAAAACAGATTTACCAGATTATTAACAGCGTATCGAGTGAAGTGTTGGGCAAGAATGACATTGTAACCGATGATTTGACGGGCATTGTGGATTTAGGTACGGCAGTGTTTAACCAAGGCGCAGTAGATAACTACGTGAAGTCACTTGTAAACCATATCGGCAAGGTGATTTTCGTAAACCGACCTTATGCGGGCAAAGTGCCGAGCGTTTTAATGGATGCGTGGGAGTTTGGCAGCGTGTTGGAAAAAATAAGTGCCGATGTTCCCGAAGCAGAGGAAAACGACACGTGGGACTTACAGGACAAAAAAAGCTATGACCAAGACGTTTTCCACAAGCCGACCGTTACCGCAAAGTTTTTCAACTCAAAGGTTACGTTTGAAGTGCCGGTATCAATCACCGAAAGGCAGGTTAAGGAAAGTTTCAGCAACGCCGCACAACTTAACGGCTTTATCTCGATGATTTATGCAGCCGTTGAGAAGTCTATGACTATCAAGGCGGACGCTTTAATCATGCGTACAATAAACAACATGATTGCGGAAACGGTTTTGGCTGATGCGGAGGCTTTCGGTGCAACGGCAGCAGGTGACATGGCAGGCGCAAACCTTGCAAACGGCAGCACTGCAAGATGTGTGAACCTTTTGAAGTTGTACAATGACAAGTATTTCCCTGCTACGCCTGGAAGTCCGAAACCGACCCCGAACCCTAACGCACTGACAGCGGAAAAGGCGATAACCGACCCCGACTTTATCCGCTTTGCGTCCTACGTTATGGGTACGTATGCCGACCGCCTGCAAAGCATTTCGACCTTGTTCAATGTGGGTAAAAAGGAAAGGTTTACGCCGAAAGATATGTTACACGTTGTGCTTTTGTCCGACTTTGCAAAGGCAGCGCAAACCTATCTTTATTCCGACACGTTCAACCGTGGCGATGTGCTTTTGCCGCAAGCCGAAACCGTACCGTTTTGGCAGGGCAGCGGAAAGAACTACGATTTCGCCAACACGGGGCACATTAATGTTAAGGAAAGCGGCGGCAAAGATGTTGAAATTACGGGCGTGTTGGGCGTAATGTTCGACCGTGATGCGTTGGGCGTTTGCAATCTTGACAGACGGGTAACAACCAACTACAATGCGAAAGCCGAGTTTTTCAACAACTATTACAAGTTTGACGCTGGATATTTCAACGATACAAACGAAAACTTTGTAGTATTCTTTATTGAGTAACTCAATAGGTATTAGATTGTTTAACTTTGGGCGGTGTGGGTGCAGGTGAAAGCGCACCGCGCCGCCTTTTTTTCTTTGCAGATATGACAACGATAAACTTTTATTCATACAACGGACACCCGAACACGGTAAACAAGCAGTTGGAAGAGTTTACGGCGATTGAGGGCGATTTGCGACAAACTTTCGATGTGTTGCGCCCGACCGTAACACTACGAAAGCAGCCCCGACCGACTTTCAATTATTGTTATATTCCCGATTTGGGGCGTTATTATTTCGTGGAAAGGGTAAGTTTTGAGGGAAACAACGCCTACGAACTTGCATTGCGTGTTGATGTACTGAAAACCTACGAAAGCGAAATTTTGGCGGCAACGGGGCGTGTATCTGAAAGCGACAACCCCGACCCGTATATTTCCAACCGTGAAACGGTTTACAATCGCACCCCGAATTTCGAGAAAGTGCCGTTTGCAAATACGGGCTTACTGAATGAAACGGGCGGCATTATTATGGTAACATTAAAAGGAACAACCGAAAATTAAAAGAGTATGGCAGTAATTGTAAATATACCTAACGCACACGATGATGACAGCCAGTGGAACGCAAGCGGCGGTTATTGGGATATAAACGTAAGAACGAATGACGGTTATTTGTTTGTAGGCGATGTTAAGGCTGTTTATAACAACACAAGCGGCTACCCGAAAAGCGTTGTTTTGGAGCAAAACGGCGCAAAGGTTTGGGCATTTGGTAAGTTGTCCGACACCAATGCAAAAACGAAAATAACTATCACGGGAAACACCCAAAGCGGAAACGATTTGGAAGTTATAAACAACATACCCAACACGACCGCAACAGGTATTAAAAATGGAAAGCGGAGCGGTAGCGTAAACGTAACGGCAAATGAGGGTTTTAAGATAACCAGCGCAAAAGTGGCGTTTACGAACGGTTACGGCTACCCTGCAAGCGAGGATATGACAATAAGCGAGGACGGCAAAACGGCGAGTTGGAGTAACGACGATTTCAGTACAGGCAACGGCGTAACGCTTACGGGCGAAACGGGCAAATTTACAGAAGGGGTAAGAATTAAACCCAACCTTTCAAATTGCCACGCCGACCCACCATTACCCGAATTTTTGCAATACGGTGAAACGCTTAACGTAACTTTGAAAGCGAACGAAAACACGGCGTTTGACACGGAACAAAGTACACCTAATTTTTTCTATTACAACGAAACGGGCTACCCTACCAAACAAGATTTAACCGTTTCAGACGACAAAAAAACGGCAACGGGAAGCATTGTTTTACAAGACGGTTGGTATGACTTTTCCGTAAATGCGCAAGCGTACCCCGTGGCAGTTGTAGGCGAGCAATACGGCGCAATAAACGTGTATTTGGTAACGCTTGACGAGTTGGCAGAGTTTAGCAAAAAGCGTTTTTTCAAGGAAACGGGCAGCGACCCCGAAACGGGCTCAACCATATACGAAAACATAGATTTGGGCGCATACGTGAACAAAATACGCCGTGTTTACACCAACATAGGCGCAAGCAGCACCGATGTAATACGATGCGGCAATTACAACACGGGCGTATCATGCCAGCAGCCAGCACAGGACAAAATAACACTTGATTTCGGCACGGCGGTAGTACCAGCGCACAATGAGGACAACACCGACTACGAAAGCGAAATACAAATCTTTTTGCCGTTTGCAGGCTTTGTAAACCTTAACAACGCTTATGCAGGCAAAACTATTTCCCTGCAATACGTTATAAACGTGATAACGGGCAACGGGGTTGCGCTTTTGTCCTGCAACGGCGTTGTATTTCAAGTTGAGGAAACCGAACCAAGCAGCGAAATAATATACCTTTTACCAAGTACCCAAGTTAAAACCGTGGGCGGCGATGATTGGAACGAAATGTTATATTACGGTTTAGAACCTTACATTTACTGCAAGTGGTACGAAAGCGCAAGCAACGGGCGAAACAATGACAGACAAACGGACATTTTAGGCGATTTCAGAGGGTTTTATGTGTTCGATGATGTTACACCTATCCACACCGCCGAAATGCTGACAGAAGAGCAGGAAATGATATACACGGCTTTGTCTGACGGCGTTTATATTGAGTAACTGCAAGGCAGGACAAAAAGAAAGGCGGCAACTTGATTGTTACCGCCTTTTCTTTTCGCTTGCTGATTGTTATTTGTCCTGCAATGTTTCAACGCCCGTTAAACCGATGTACAAGTTTGTGGGGTAACATTCGCAAAAGGTTTTGAAACGCCCGATAAGTTTTTCAGTTGCGTGTATCACGATTGAACACGATTTGATTTTCTAAAATATCCACACCCGTTTGCAGGCTTTCGGCGATGCTTTCCAAACTTGCACGGATTTCGGGCGAACCAGCCGCCAAAAATTCAACGTGTTCCTTTGTATGCAATAACATTTCTTGCAATGCGTTCAACACTTTTTGATTTTGATAAAGTAAGTCAGTTGTTTTCATTTTGATAAAGTATTTAATTGTTTAACACGCTGCAAAGTTAAACATTTTATTTCACCTGCAAACGTGTTATTTTGTGTTAAATTATTCTTTTAACTTTGTTTAACAGTTGTGTTCCACGTGAAACATTTTATTTTGTGCATAGGTGTGGCAGTGTTCCACGGGCGCACACGCATAACAAAAACCGTGCCAAAGTCTGTTATCGTTTGTTAAATCTGTACCATAACAAAAACCGTGCCAAAGTGCGCCGCCAAATGTTAAAAAACGGTAAGGGCGACCCATAGCAAAAAGCGTGCCAAACTGTGTCGCAAAGTGTTAAAAATGCGTTGGGAAACGTTAAATAGGGGTCAGTAGCGTACCT